GTTCACTCTATTGCTCAATAGGGAAATAATGACGTGAAGATTCTCAACGATGTCTCCCTTGACTACCTCTTGCAGTTCTATGAAGTGATGAGCCTTCATCTCTTTTGCATTCTTAATCAGTTTAAACCTTCTACCCTTATGCTTGAATTTGAATTTCAGTTTGCTCTTAGGTAACTCCTGTAGGAAATCCACCTTGAATGACTTCAATTTGTCCAGTGTCCATCCCTCGACTTCTTCCAATGGTGTGCCTGTTATTACACTGATATCGTGTGCTACCCTCTCAATAGGGTTCTCTGTTTTAAACTCTGCAATCTCTTGCAGCATTCCGATTGTAATGTCTCTCCATTTAACCATAAAAAAATACTCCTTTCTTATTATGTTGTTTGCAATCCCAAGCCAAAGCCAATGACATCACACAGTCATCGTGCAGTCCTTGAGGTGCTGTATATTTTACTCCTGTTCGTGTGTACTCAAATTCAAAGTTCTTCATCTCGTCTGCAATCGCTCCTTCTGGAAACCTAACTGACTGACTCTGTACAGCGACAACCAGTCCCTCTATCAGTTGCTGCTTTGATTGGCTTGTGAACTTGAATCCTTTGAGTCTTGGATGTGTCCTCTGTAGTTGCTCAACAATAGGGTCACCGACTCCTGTGCTATCCACAAAGGCAGGTGTGTTCCCAATAGTGCTACTGATTTTATTCAGTGTCTGAGACCAGTCCATTTGAAACCTATCAAAGTGAACGACATTGCCGTCTTCATTTAGTCCTATGATGACTGTCCAGTCCGTGTATTTAGCAAGGTCAATGCCATAGCATACAGGCACACCATTTGTCTCTGCAATGCAGTTGTTAATGTTGTCTATTCCGAATGGGTTGCTATTATCGTCAGCAGGGTCTGCCAGATATAACTCACGGAACACATAGTCAGGTAGGTCTCGTTTAGCCTGTTCTATTTCCTCCCTCTTGATGATACCCTCATCCGCTGCATCGTAAGCAGTGATTTTGAAGTACTCCATATTCGGGTCACCTTGTCTGGCTCTCTCTCCTAACTTATAGAACCAGTTCTTTTTACCCTTAACGTTTCCTATCAACTTACATTTGCCTTGTGTCGCTGTTAAGGTTGAACGTAGAGCGAACCAAGAATCCTCTCTGGCTCTTGATGCCTCGTCAAAGACCGCTGCAAATACATCATCACCATAAAGGTTGTCAGGCTTCTCTGCTGACTTAAACTCAATCCGTGATCCTACAGGAGTAGTCAATACCAGTTTACTCTCATTGGATACAAAGAAGTTATTCTCTGTCACTTGTGCCTTCATCCGTCTGAATGCTATTTCTGCCTGCTGATATACAGGAGCGACCCACCAGACCGATTGATTTGCTTTCAATCCAAGTGACTGCTCAAATAACCAGATGATATGACTTGCCGTTTTACCTGTCTTAGTCGATGCCGCTGTGATAGTATAACGTGCAGGACTATCGAGAATCGCTCTCTGATAGGTTGTCAAGTGTGGTCTCTGGTAGTTTATTTGCATACCTTATTAAGTACGTCAAGTCTCTTCTTGTTTATCTCCTTAAGGTTGTGGTGTTCATTGCAGTAGTCATAGTTTGCCTGACCTACCTCTTGCATCCTTCCTGATTCAATTAGTTTGGTTATCTCTGACCAGTCATTCCGCTTGACAAAGAAGACACCCATATTGCCCTTATGGTTAGTGTAGGGTTCAACCTCACTGACAAAGATAGGCAACTTGTAGGCTGCTGCTTCCAGAATCTTCAGTTCTGACTTGTAGCGATTGAATTTATCTGCTGATAATGGAGCAAGTGCAATGTCCATCTCTGAGTAGAATGCACCATACTTATCTGGTGTTGTTCCTTCCCTTTTACTAAACCATTCAGGTCTCTTGAATCGATTTTCCCCTGTGATATATTTTTCCATTTCATACCATACCTGATGACCCTCGTGATGTCCTCCCATCAAAAACTTGTATCCCTGCTCTTCACAGATTGGCTTTATCTTATCTCTCAGTAGTTGTATGTCATAAGTGTGAGATAACCCACCAACCCAACCGATAGTAGGCTTGTGTTCTGTTTCTTGATTCCATTGAGCCTGTGTCAAGTCTAAAGCATTTGGAAGGATAGTGACATTCTGATTGAACTCCAGAACCTTCTCCTTTAGTTGCTCAGTCGTACAGGTGACAGCATCAGCAAAAGACAGAGCGTCCTTGATGCCGTTCTTGATGTATGCCTTATAGAACTGATACGATGGGTTGTGTTTAGGTATAATCCAATAGTCATCAACATCTATGACAAAAGGTAGTTTAGCCTTCTCAAGCAATGGGAGTATATTATACTGATATTGCCCAAGCCATCTGTTTGTCACCAGAACATCGTACTTGGTAAAGTCTAACGATGCCCACTCGTCTATATTAGTAGAAACGTCAACAGTGATGCCCTCGTCTATTTGCAGACGAACATAGGGAGTGTATAACCTATGAAAGGACACTCCCGTCAATCCGTCAAACAGACACAACACTCTCATTAGAAAGGATTATCTTTTGGTGGTGGTGGTGTTGCCACTGCCACATAGTGAGTCGCTTTGCTCTTCTCGTTTGGTGTTCTAAGTTTACCGACACGGATTCTCACATCACCATACTTATTCTGTGATAGATGTCCGTCTTTTACTGCCTGAAGGAACTTCTCTAAGTTCACAGATACGTTTAATCCGTAGTCATCCTCCCAAGCATTTCCTAAATAGATTTTTTCTTGCATATTATTTTAGTCTAATTTTAATGTCACATTAACCACCTTAGCCTCAACAGTAGCATCGACTGTCTCCTTTGGCTTTCCATATACCCTACTCAACAAGGTGTCAATTGAATAGAGTGATCCCTTCTCATATGACTTGATGATTGCTTTGGCAACTGTCTTCTCGAGCATCGTGGCATTTTCGTTTTTAGTTACCTCTCTAATCTCCTTCTCATCCATTGACATTATTGCCTGAATGCTGTCATTAACCTCAGATAGTTTGTAGCCCTGTTCTTTCATTAGGGTTGTGAATTTCTTTGGTCTGCCGTTAGGGTTTGCAGTTTCCCCTTTCTCAGGTACTTTTAGTGTGCCTCCGTTTCTACCTTTAATTTCTTTCATTTACTATGTTCTTACTTTGTTTATAACTACCGAGTCCTTGATGTGAAGGTATCCTACCTCTTTATCGATTACATCGTTTCTGTTAAAATCTGTTGACTCTGGCATCTGTCTTTTTTCCCATTGAGGTTCTGCACTTAACCAAAACCAAAATATTCCATTAGGTGTGCTGTTTACATATGCTGGTTTATAATTTAATTGATTTGATGTCTCAATCATTTTATCATATTTACTCCTCTCAATTAGTAGTTTATCATAGTGAGTTTTTCTACATTTCAGTTCAATAAGGTATTTTTTGCTATGTGATATACAATCAAAATAAGAATACTTATATTTCATCATCTGTACATCAGGTATTTTACTTTGCAGAAATTTATATAGTTCAGCCTCTTTCATTTTCTACGTTTCATCCTTTGATCGTGTACTGCCATCAATAGTCCCTTGTATTGTTTCCTATCTCCGTAGTCAACGTGACACTTTCTACATAGTGCCATCAGGTTTTCAATGGTGTCCTTGTTTCCTCCACCCATACCTCGTGCCTCAATGTGATGAATGTCAACCGCTGTCTGCTCACATACTTCACAAGGTATCCAATCAGTGGGATAGTAGTTCATTTCCTTTAGATATATCTTAGTGTGTTTCCTCAATGCCCATTTGCTTTGTTGATTAAGTTCTGGATTGCCTCTACTACACAGACACTGCATCCTGTTAGGTTGCGTCCATACTCCCTGAAATATATATCCTTGAGTTTGATATTATCAGAAGGATTAATCCTGAGCATCTTTGTGTGTTGGTATTTGTCAAACACCTCCTTGATGGTTGACTCTATAAATATTTTATCTGCTTCTGTCATATGTATCTATTGGTTATGACTGCTATCATACTACTCACGAAAGCATAAAACACACCCTCGATACTATGGAAATAGAGAAGGCTAATCCAGAATGCCATACATAACTCACAAGAGAATGGCTTTGCATACTTGTGACCAATTCTTGAGACGAAGATATTACTCGCCCAAGAGATGCCGATAATTGTCAATAAGATATTCATTTGATTGTTGTTTGATTGAATTAATAACTTTTAAAACTTCCTGTCTACTTATGCCTGTGACTCTGGAGATACTTCTGGCTGACCTTGCTTTGATTTCTTTATCCTCATCACCCTGACAATACAACTGCCATATCTTTTTAGCATACCAATCAAGGTCTTCAGTGACTTGCTCAATGCTATCCCACAGATACTCCTGAACGATGACCGCTTCCTCATCAGCAATATCATACTTATGTATATCGATAGTACCAATAGGCTGGTGAAAGTATTTGTCAAATCGTGTTCGTTTACCATAGAATTGATTGATGACTATCCTGATAACTATCCCCTCCCAGTATCCGCTGTTGTACTTCTCCTCTATCCACTCACTGTCCTTCTCTAAAAGAATGAGGAAGAGTTCCTGATATAAATCATCAGAAAAACCCTTCCCTATCTTTTGGCACAAATCACTTACCCAATCTTCGCAGGACAACGTCGATATGATTTCCTCCTTATCGATGACTCAAATTTGAACATTTTACTCTAAAGGTTTTCCACTTGATTTGCACTTAGTCTGTATTACAAAAGCATTCAAAGGATGGGTCATTATCCCATAGTCCAAGTTGAGCCTGTGCTTTATCTCGTAGTTGCTGATAGGTTATTTCTTTTTTCCATTGTCTTCCGTCCGATTCTTTACCTATCCACCAGTCAAAGAGTTCAGGCTTCTCCTTTGCTATCGTTGCAAGTTTACCCTTTCCTTTTAAAAAACAGCAGTCACAATTTCCATAAGGCTCATTCACTTGTAGGTCAAAGTCTTGCTGCTTCCACCAATCCAGAACATCCTGCTTTGTGGTTTTCCATTTAACCAGAGGCAACTCAACGTCAAGGTCAGTTCCTTTTATTTTCT